AGCCGCAAGGAAGAGAAGAGAAAAGCACGAGAGTCGCAAGTTTGGGCGTATGCTCCTGAAAATAGCCACCTATCTTGTACCTATTTATATATTGCATACCTTCTCGGCTAATGTAGAGTTTCCAAGCCTTGGAGGTTTTGAGTTCGACCCCTTTCACTGGCTTTACTGGGTAGTACTTATTGCTATTATATGGCAACTCGTGGTGAGTCTCTTGGAGAACTTAGATTGTTTAGGCTTTCGATTTGCAAAGGTGCTGCTCAAGATTATTAATAAAAAATTCTATAAGACTTTTGAATTAGATGACAATAACAGCCCTACATAATCAAAGCCTTTTAGACCTCACCCTGCAACACACGGGCACGATAGAAAGCGCCTTTGAGTTTGCCGAAGCCAATACCCTTAACATCACTGATGATGTAGTAGCAGGCAAAACCTTAGTATTACCTGCAGAGGTATTTAGCAATAAAGATATACTAAATTATT